CCGCAACGCAGCGTTTTATGTCCGGGGAGATGCAACGCATCAGGCTTCGGCCTAAGAGTTCGTAAAGGGCGCTCTTTCCTAATTGCTGCCAAAATGCTGTAAAGACCCCCAGGTCACGGCGCTTGGCACCCCTCCTGTTAACCCATCAGCAGGCAGGGGAGTGAAGTTGAAGCAATCGTACCCCACGTTTCTATCTCTCTTCCTGATTGGGAGAAGAGTTTTGGATTCCTGGGGGGTAACTTCAGGTAACCTTCACACCGGGCCACCACACCCTCCATCCCACTCTAGGCCAGGGGAAATTGTCATCCCCCCTGGCTGACACCAACATGACACCTAACAAAAACAAAAACAAAAACACACGCCGCCGCCGGAAGCGTACCAAAACCCGGCGCCCAAACCATCCAGCACCTAGCCACAAGACCCGCAGCTCCATCGGAGAACAAATCGGAGGGGCTCTTGGCAATATGGCCCAAAAGGGCCTAGGTAAGCTGTTCGGTTTTGGCGAATACCACGCAGCGCTAGCGAATGAAATTGGCCATCCAGCCGAGTCAATCATCACTAGCAAAACACCCGAGTCAAACTCCCTCGTTGAACCACTATCAACCAATGATCTCGTGCCCATCATGCACGAGGGATCAGAAGGTAGTATCGTGGTGACGCGACGGGAATACATCAGACAAATAGCGATTAGCACAGCTGACCAAGTCCTCGCCATCGAAATCAATCCTGGTTATCAAGCAGCTTTTCCTTGGCTTCACAAGCTCGCTCGTAATTTCCAGCAATTCCGTTTTCTCGGTTTTGCCGCGGAATTCGTGCCCTTGTCTGGCTATGCCGTCTCTTCCGATAGTGCAACTCTCGGACAGGTGGCTTTCGCCTTTGCCTATAATGTAATCTCGGAAGGCGGTGCCGCCGACTGGCCCGTCACGAGCTACCCTGGAATTCTCAATATGGAAGGAGCCGTCACAGGCACCCCAGCCACTCCCATGTCGTGCTACATGGAATGTGACCCTGAGAAATCCAATCAGCTCAACCGCTTCGTGTACCTAGGTGCCACACCACAGTATGCATACTCATACCAAAATCTCGACTGTGCCACATTAGTCTCCCGGGCCGGAGGCTCCCAGAATCTTATTGCTGCGCTCGCAGGCCAGCTCTGGTTCACATACGAGATCGTCCTACACCAACCTCGACCACAAGATCCAGTCGCCAGTCTCGACCTCGGTGATTTCGGAGAAGTCCTCCGCGAATTCCAAGAACTCAAGGAATTCTGCGCCCCACTCACCGACCTTCAGGCCATCGCCTTTGAAGAACGCCGACTCGAACTTCGAGCCATCTTGTCATCAGTCACCTTTAGAGAACACTTCGCTAGAGCGCAGGCCAAGGCAAAACGTCGCGCCCTCCTAGTGAAGACAACTCTTCCCGAAATCTCTCCCCTTGTTCTGCGGATCATAGAGCGAGAAGAGAATCGGGAAGACATTCTCCCACCCCCCCCCCCATCACCAGCCCGCGCAAACAGGTCGATTCACGACACATACCCCCCCGGCACAAAGCACAGTAACCCTGTGCCTGTGCCACTCCGACTTTCGCGCTCCTAAGCGAAAAGTCACCTCTCTAACTTGCTGGGGCAAGGGACGAGACAGTGCTTTCTAGATTTATCTCAAGAGGGCCGTGAAACCGTTAGCAGTTCGTTGTAAACAACCTTGAATGTTATTCATATCTCACCCCCCGTACTTGACGTAAGACCCATTGGGCAGCAGGTTCGGGACTTCGTGAGCAAGGCTTGTTTTTGTGTGGTTTGTTTGGAAGGTCCCTATCGCCTTACTATGATGGGATGAAAAGAGTTATGCTAAGCCCTGCTCTTCCATCCCTAGTTACCTAGTCACAAGACCAGGTGGTATACCTTACTAAAACTAGTACCAAACCCACACCTTCGTTCTTGGTTACCCACCAGAGCTTTAAGTTAACGTTATTAGCCGCGAGATATCTCCGGAAACACGCCACCGGAATAGCTGTTAGTCATTCATCATGTAGTTCCCCGCTTGCGGGGGGGAGCTATGGGAATTCACGCACCTGTTGAATGACACGCAGACCGAATCCGGGTAAGTTGGCAACAAAATTTTCACCCTATCGGGGCTTTAGAAAAAGTGTGCACTGGCCTAGTCAGCCAGTGATAACGTAGGTAAGCCTAACCAGCCCCTCACTTGAGTCTAACAAGCTCAAGTAATCGAGTCACCTCTACATCACAAAAAATAGAAGCCGCATTCGCTGCCTTTGGAAAAGCAGCAGTCGTCCCCGCCTCATCAGACGCGAAATATGATGAAACGGACGACGAAGAGGACGCCCCCGTCCTCAGAAAAGTAGTCATTGCCAGAGAAGGGAACAAGAAATTCTATGGCTTGACAAACACCGGACTACTCGTGTCAGATCGAGGAAACGGAAAATTCTATGACCACGACGGTCATCCATGGGAGGTGCTCTACTCAGACGCCCTCCCGCAAGAACTTAATGGGTGGATTGAACTTTCCCCCGGCTGCTATGAGTACACAGACGACGACGATGATGTCTGTAAGCCACGCGCTGCGTTTGAAATGCGCGTCTCACCAGCCTTTACAGTGGATACTGTCTTGTACCCGGCTCACACCCGGTATATCAGTGTCCACTTGCTCTCCGTCCTGGAGCAGAGGTTCCCCAATCCCACCCTTAATGTGAGCAATATTCGTGCCTTTATTGCCACTGGTGTAAAAATGCTCCCCTCACTCACCCAGCCTCTCCTGACCGACACAGTGCACTATTACTGCAGTCTCGTGTATGGTCGGCAGGAAGCTATGTTGTCCGAAGCTATGTGTGCAATGATATCACACCGCTCTAGGGACACAGGGAAGCGCACCTATGTCGAACCGACCACGCTAGATGCCCAAGACTTCGTTAAATCTTTGGGCCAAGACATTGACCACCAATCGTTTTACCGCGACTATGGTGCTACAGACAATGTCCCACGGAACCTCACCAACAATGAGCAGTTCCGCGTGGTTAAAACTGTAGGTTACAATCGCGATGATGAGAAGAACCCTCACTGCATCTCCGGCACCTTTGACACCCCCCACAATCCGTACCCCAAACTATATAGATCAGTTCAACAGCGGATAGTGGGGGACAAGGACTTCGTCCAGCTCGACGCTAGTGGCGAAAATGTTAGCAAAGCCCTCTCCCGCCTTTACAAGGCACGGGATGACGATGACAACTTGCGAGCCCAGCAAGCTGCTCTCGTCCTCCACCTCGGAGTCAGAGGACTTAAGCTGCCCTTGAAACAGGTGTCCAACGACCCGAAACTCACGGCCAGGATCTTGGCAAAAGCCGCCACGACAGAAACCTTGGTCCCGCATCTCTTAACCGAGATAGATCCAAGCAATCCCCCCGTGGCCGCCATTTCCCGGTCGATTGGAGTCGAACTCCTAACAGGAGTCAAGGCTCGATTTTCCAGGGTTCACACTCTCCTCCGCGCCCTGCTTGTTTTGGCCATTCTCTTGGTCCAAGCAAGCATCTACACAAACCATCGTGCCTTAGCAGTGATGCTTTACGATTTTATTTACCCGTTCACAGCAGTAGGCTCAACTATGATTCCGCGGCCCAACGCGCCCGACATAGTGCTTTTTGTTTACTGGGTATCTCCGTACATCACCTATGGTCCAGCCACCGCACTCTTCCTTGGAGCGGCCTCAGTCTACGTCTATCAAGCCCGCGTCCACAAATACGCGTGCTATTATATGATAGCTGGGCTCGCCAGACTCCGCTACGTCACCCGTCCTAACTTCCCAAAAGCGAAACTTTACCAGAAATGGTATGAAGAGATCGCCTGGGAAGCCGGCCATTCGTATGAGCTACCCATCCGAGATCCAGTAGAAGCCAAGTTCAAGAACGAACTGGCGAAACCTGGAAAACATGGGCGCCTCTACGTCTCGTACGGCCGTTCCATCCTATACGCAGGGTGGATATATGACGGGGTGAAGCAAGTGCTGTGTGGTCTCTATGATCTCACTCCATCCGTGACTCCGCTGCTCGAGTCATGGGGTCTCTCTGCCTCAGGGACCTTTTCGATTGAGATTTTTAAGAGCCTGGACGAAACACAGGATTTCGATGGTACCATCCCCACCCACGGCCTCCACACCCGCATCTTTTCTGATGATTGTAGCTCCACTTATGTGACTTCATCAGGAGAGATCCTCTACTTCGACACTGATATCTCCTCATGCGACGCAGGCAACACATTTGCTATGTTTTATGTTCTCGGCATATACATGCATTTGTGCGGCTTCGGCAAATTTGTGGGTACTCAATTCTCTCGTCTCCGTGAGAAAATCACTATTCGGAACCCCTCAAACAGAAAAGAACACTTGGTTGTTAAACCAGTGCAAATTTTTCAAGGTAGTGGGTGCCCGGAAACAACAGTGGTCAATCACATCGCGTCATATCTGATCTCCGTCTCTATGTATGTTCACATCTGTTATGCCAACTCAGGCTTTACAGACAAGACATTCGACGATATGGATCAGAACGAACGAGAGTGTCTGTTAGAGGCGGCCGCTGCTGCCGTGGGACACGACATTACAATCGATTGGCGATCCAGCCCAGCTGAGACCCAGTTCCTGAAATACTCCCCCCTCCTCGCCTCTTCAGGCAAGCGCGTCAATGCGCGCAATTTCGGAGCAATTTTCAGAGGACTAGGGGCTTCCAAAGGAGATCTGTCAGCGCGCATACTCGGAGTAACTGCGAGCAAGTTCCGCCGCATGACTCTGGCCGAAAGGTCAGAGTTATATTGTGGCAATGTGGTTCAAGGATTAAAACATGAACCGCAGAACTTAATCATGGATGCGCTCCGCGCACGCTTTAATGTCTCCAATGGGACAAAGCCAATCGAATACAATAGAGACACGACTGAACGCTCGACCGAGCACATCCCTCTGGCCTCTCTCCAAGAGCGGTATGGTGGAACGGAACCAGAATGGCAGCAACTTGCGGACCAGATCCGCGACTGCCGATTTGGCCAAGTCCGCCATGCCCCTCTGCTTGACGCCATATTTGAGATGGACTATGGTCTTACATGAAGTCTTCCCGCTACGAACCTTCCGCCAGTCAGGGTATTAGCGGCATCCGCCGCCCCTGCAAATGAGGAGCC